TATTCCAGAGCAATTTAAAAATTGATTATTTGTCTTATCTGTATAAGTAACTTTTAAATTTCCAATCTCCAATGTCCCAGAATTTGGGAATCCCACTGTAGAATCTACATTAATGATATTTGATCCAAAAGTTGCATTTTCTACACAAAATGTTTTAGGGGTTGGAACAAAGGTTCCATAAATGCTTCCCTTGGGATTTAAATTATTAGAGTATCCAGAAAAAATATTCAACTTATAAAAATCTTGTCCAGAACTTTTAAATTCTTCTACATTGTAAATTGATCCATAAGCATCATCAAATCCATTTAAAGACTTATCTTGATATAGAGTTTGTCCTTCAATATCAAAAGGATTTCCACTCATTAATTTACAAACAAAAGTTTCTACAGTTTTCCATTTATCATCTGATGGTGTAAAACAATAATCATTAGGTTTGATTACTTTTACATCTTCTGCATATAAAACTTTGAATAAGATATTAAAGGACTCATTTGTACCTTTTGTCTGATAAAATGATCTAGCTTTACTAATAAAGTTTTGTGGGTTTATTTGTGGAGCAAACTCAAGTTCTTCAAAACCTGGAGTAAATTGATATTTAATTTTTCTAAAAAATTCTTTTAAGAAAAGATTACTTAAATTATGTACAACACTTCCTGAGGCATGAGCACGTGCTTCTGTGCTTGAAAATACTAAGACCTCAGGATTGTTTTCTTGAGTTAATGAAGAAATGCCACTGAACCCCCTTATACATCCTGTAAATGAGGTTGATGTAATTCCTGTGTAAGTAACAATTTCATTGTTGATCTTTAATAGACCATATTGATCAGGCCATCCTTTTGTAGATGCTACATTAATAATTGTACTAGTAACTCCTACAGCAGAAGATAAAGTAGTTTCTGAAATTAAATTAGTATTGTCAAAACTGTCAATATTTTTATATGAAACTAAATTTTCTACCAGATCTACATTAGATCCTTGAAATTCTTGTGAAATGTAATATTGATTTAAAAATTCTACAAAATTTGGATTGTCTGCAACAATAAATTCTGGGATTTGATTCTCAATGACGTCACTAATTTTTACTACTTTATTTTCTTGATTCATTTTATTTTCTTATTTTAATTCCAGACAGGTAACTTGATTCAGGAGTAAATAAACTGCCAGAGGCATTTTCACCAGAAGAAATAATATCTTTTGCCAAATCTATAGTGCTAGCCCCAACATCTAATTTAAGATAGATAGATTTCTTAGCAATAATATCATTTGAATATGGGGTTGCTTCAATTTCAATGGTATTATTTAATTTTATAGTTGAAAATACATTTATATTATCTATATTCAAAATTCCATTGACATAATCAATAGAACCAACTTCAGAAACCTTTACCACAGTTTCACCATCTAAGTAAAATAAGAACAATTTACCAGTGGTAAGATTGGAATCTGGATAGTCAGAAATATACATTGTTTCAGTTCTACCTTTAATGGTAAATCCAGTTGTGCGAATATTATATCCTTCAACATCTACATGAAATCTATTTTCAAAACAAATATAGTATTGAGTAGGTTCTTGAATAATTGCACTTAAGTTCCTTCTAATTTTTATTTTTGTAATATTAGATGTAATTGCATTATTGGTTGTATCTATAACTCTCAATGCTTTACTATACTTAAATCTTCCTCCAAATTTATTCAAATCTGTAGAATTTGAATATGAGGTTAAAGAATTTAAAACTTGAGTCCTTAATGTATTAGATGATTCAACATAACTTGTGTTATAATAGATTAAGGAGTCTAATTCAACATATAAAACATTAACATTGACAAACTCTGGTTGAATTCCTGCAACAGTGTACTTTTTTAAAGAATTTAAGATGGATTCTTTAGTTGCTTCTGATAAAGACTCTGCATTTTTTGGTTTTGCTGCAAGAAAAACTTTTCCATATTGTGGTGGGGTCAATTCTTCTCCACCATATGCAGTTACTGACTCAATATTTGGGTAAATTGAAGGTAGAATTGCTTCATAGTCAGATGCAGTGACTGCTCTGTTCTGTGCAGCATATAATTTAGGAGCATAATATCTTACAGATTCGATAGATTGAATATTGTCACCATTTTCTGCAGGGGAAACTGTAGTAATTGCACTAATAACTGGAGATATTAATTGATCGTTGTATTTTAAGACTCCACTAAAGCTAAATTCTGCTGCTCCATTGCCATTTGCACCATTTGTAACAATGTAAGAAGCATTAATTCTATTATTATTGCTTAATTTTTGCCCAAAAACACCATCACCAAAGAATAATTCATATTTTTCATCAGAGACTTCTTGAATTAAGTAAATTTGAGACGAAGATGAGATGCCAACAATGCTATCTACTAACTTGTACTCAGATTGTGTGGTGCTTTGAGGAGTATTTTGAACAAATACTCTAATTGTAGAGGTATCTACAAAGGGATTTGGTAAAATATATTTTTGATTTGGCAGTGATGTGTTTACATCAAAGGTTTTTGTGATATATGTGCCTTCATAGATCTCAATTCCAGAGAAAGTAGCTGTTCCATTTGATACACCAACAGTAATATCTTCTGGAATTGAGAAAATGTAACTAGAATTATCTAATGTACCAGTACAAACTACGCCTGCTTTTAAAGTTAGGGTTTTTGCTGTTCCAAGATTGGATGCAGTGAATGAAATCTTTGCTCTTGAGGACCTTCTAGAAAGGGGTACAAACCCTATGTTCCTGGCAAGGGATACCACATTCTCTCTGATGGTTGCACTGTCCAGGAATGCCTCATTTGCCACCATGTTGGTGTTGTAGGCAGTCAGATATGTATTGTATGCAAGAACATCAATCAGGATGGAAAAGTTAGATCCCTCAAAGTCGAAGTCAGTGAAGGTTGAATTTGCCCTTAAATAATCCTTAATAGAGGTTCTAATCTGATCAAAATCCAGATTAGTGAAATCTGTAAATGCCATTAGTACCTAGTGGGTTGTAATATGAAGTTAATTGCTTGTGTTGGCACTGAAATACCAACAATATCATAAGTAATGCTCACATCTAATTCATTATCTTCTGGTGCAAGAATGACACTTACCAATCTAACTATGACTCTAGGTTCAAAATTCTGAAGCAAGGTCCTAATTTCTGCTTCTAATGGTTCCACTATATTAGGATTTGCCAGTTCAAACAGATAGTTTTCTACTTGTGATCCTAAAAGTGAATTAAAAAACCTTTCGCCAATCTTCGTTCTGACCAAATTAATCACTGAACGCTTAATTGCATCCTCATTTAACAGGTAACCAGTATCATTTGTTACAGGATGCCTTCTAAAAGACAAGCTGATATCTTTAAACCCCTTTGAAATATTCTCTAAAGGCACCTGTAACTACTTAATATATTACTTTTATTTATTGTGGTTTGCCATAAGTAGGTTCAGTTCCATATTCCCAATCATCATAATCCTCATCATTACGAATTTTTTGATGAATTTCTGCCTGTTCTTTTAAATGATGTTTGTTTTTAGGCACATCATCATGCATAATTTCTTGAATTGTACGTTTTTCTACTTTGGCATGGTAATCAGTCACTAAATTCGTGGTTCCCCACATCTGATACATGTAATTTTTGTCTCTATCTACAGGTAAGTTGGACATTTAGGCTCCTAATTCGTGTGAATTAGAACTTTTTAAGGGGTTCCTATCCCTTGTTTCTAATTATATCATAATCATCTTCAAGAATTTCCTTAAGGTAATCATCATCCCAAAGGTCGTAATAAGAACTTTTTGCTAAATTTTCTCTAAACTTCCTTAATTTTTGTGTTGGTTGACCTAAAATTAAGTTATATTTACCATTATTGGTCTGTATGCCATTGATAAAGGTGTCATAGGAACCACAATCCTCAAAAAACTTCCATCCTTCATGATGTTCATTATGATAATTGACCCAAAACTGAACTGCATCAAGGTCAAAATAGTCCTCTATGATGTAAATGAGCACATCATACCCATCTAAGACCATAATATCTTCTGCACTGCACTCTATGATCTTGTATTTTGCCTGTGATGCAAAGGGACAAATGGCAAATCCATTTAATTCAGGTCTGACCTTTGCAACATCCTTAATCCATTTAAAGATATGTTGTTCTTTTTCTGTCATAAAAAAAGAGTGCCTAATCTATTTAAGCACTCTTTTAATGATTAATTACCTTGACCTCTATAACGCTTCTTACGACCATTCCTAGAAGTGGCAGAGAGAATGGTGTTTTGAGAACGACCTTGACGAGTACGCTTAGGTTTGGACTCAATAATCACTTTGTTGGTCAGGGAAGGACGCTTTGCCATAATTACTCCATTGATTCACTCATACATTCTACCACAAGATCCTCTGGATTGGGAACCCCTGTCTCATAATATTGTTCAGAAAGGTCATCTAGTACATTAAACATCTCTTCTTGAGAGAGATTCTGGTAGATGACCCTACCATTACAAAGAACTCTAAATGATTCTGGTTTTTTCATGACCTACACGTACTTGTGGATGGCACCAGATCTCAAATCCTGCCTTCTTGGCATCCAGGCAGAAGGAAACATCTTCCCCACACATGTCCTGAATATTGCCAGATTCAAAGACTTGCATCTGAGGAGCAAACCAAGGGTACTTGATCTTCTCATGCTCAAAGACGCCATTCTTAATCAGAACCCAACCAAAACCAGTGTAATCTACAGTGAATGGTTTCTTTCTATTGCCAATGGTGTCTACCATCTCATGGTTCATGACCCCACCATTCTTGGCAAAATCATCTTCTTCCAACCAGTGTGCAACTGAGGTAGTTCTGCCATCTTCTGTGGCATACCATCCTGCTGCAATATCCTTGTCCATATCAAAGATTGCCCAGAATGCATCAGTGTTAAAGACAATATCAGAGTCAATCCACAACTGGTAGTCATATTGAAGTTTACCCTGCCAGGGAATCTGATCTGGTCCTGCCAGTACATTTGCACCCAGAACCTTACATCTTGCAAAGTTCACCATGGATGAATAGTCTTGTGAAATCTGAATACTTGCTCCTGCCTGTACAAGATCAAAGCACAGTTGTACAAAGTTCTTCAGAAAGATATATGATACTCCACGTCCTGGTAGGCAAAATACAATACTCTTGCCTTTAATTTTTTCTAGACATGCTTCCCTGTCAAACAGAGGTTGTTGTTCTTGTTCTTCAGTCTTTTTTGCTTTTACAGTAAATCCTTTTGCCATAAAATTATCAAATGTTATGATGATACGTATCAACTCAATGATACTGCATTATTTAGGATTAGTCAAATACTGTAGTTACACTAATGACCTTTGCGTTTGGATTCCTTGCCAGTGCTGTTTCTCTTGCATCCTTATAGTCCCTGGCATAGACCTCCTCATAGAAGACCTTCCCTGCCACATATAACTGCACCTTACACTTCATCACAATCACTCACAATCAAAAACTCTTCTACCTCAAAATCAGTAGAAACTATGTCAGTCATAATGGAAATATCTGTGAGTGCTTTCTGGCATTCTGCCAAAGTCCCCTCACAAAATATCCTGTCTCTGGCAATCAACTTATAATTCATTTTTTACTTGGGGAAAATTTTTTTCTATAGTGGGATCCTAGTATATTCAATACCTCCCACAGGCAAATTCTAATATACTCCAATTCCTCAAAAAAGTCCAGGGCATTTTTTACCTGGGGAAAATTTTTTTTATGAACTTGATATCGCTCTTGCTCTTTCAAAGGTTTGTAGGTTAGAAGGACCCGTAAATTTCGCATTACACCCCCCCCACCAACCCCCAAGGGCACAAATACTGCCAATTCACTATAACACACCTCACAACATCTGTCAAGTGCCTTATACACTGAGACCCACACATATCATCACTGTCTTATACACTGTTTTCCACAAGTTTTCCACAATTATTCACAAGTTTTCCACAGGTAATTTATACCTATTGACACTAAGATTGTTGATGCTCACTGTGTTCTCACTGTTTTACACTTAAGACCTGTGGAAAACTATCACTGTCAAGGGGCAATGTGCCAGTTATGAGTGTGTCTGAGGGGTGTTGACATTTGGGAGGATTTGTGATACAGTGGGGGCCAAGATCACAACACCTAGCTACATTTACTGACAATACACTAAATTATACACAGTTTTCCACATTTTCCACAAATTAACACAAACCTGTGGAAAACTCAACTACATTTATTGATACATTTTTATTAGTTTAAGAATACTGTACGGAATGAACATTTTACCAATGATTAACATCTAAAACGTCTTCCAACATGTATGCTAACTCAGTGGCATAAGACCACTCTAACCATGCCACATTCTTCTGCTCTTTAGTATCACACTGCTCAACCACAGTGTTACATTTATCCCTGTAAAGTTCAAGGGATTGGATGATCCTTTGTGCATCCTCTTGACATAACTCAATCTTGAAAACTTTGTTGCGTTTCATACTACTTCAACACATGACGATAATCAATGGATTTAATACACCAACCAGTTGCACATGTGATCTCTTCAATTAGATCTTCATCATCATCTGCATCCCAGACTGTACTTAATGTGTCATCAATTACAGTCTGTTGGTATTCTTGCCATTCTTCATCTGTACCCCTGAGAATGTCATTATCCTCTTGAAAATCAAACTCAATTTGTGTAACTTGGAATTGCATTTTCAGTCTTGGAGTAGTTCAGGGTATGATTCTTCAATCTCACTTAGCAGTTCTTCATCACTATACATAGAGAGATTTTCTTCCAGTTGATCTCCTACAATTCTCAGCAAATCTTTGAGGGAATAATTATCAAGAATGCGATCAACATAAGATGAAACAAGTTGATCACGATTGGGGATTGGAATTGTCATTTGTATTGTTTGATTTTGTTAATTGCAGTGGTGATAGATGTGGTCAGGAGAATACATCTATCTTTGTGACAGACAGCATACACAGGTTGCTTAGTGTTGACGTCGAACGTGTACTTAATGGTCATTTGTTGAGTGATACAATTTGGGTCAATTTGTAACCTGCAAGGTTACCAAAGTTCTGTTTCATTGCCTTATACTCTGATGTTGCAATGATGGTCTTGATGTTGTTACTATTGCAGTGTTGGTAAATATATTTCTTCACTGTTCCTCTTTGTGCATGTCAATCATCATTTCATTGATCTCTACATGGTTGATAGATTCATCTGCCCAGTAGACAAGATCATCAGTGGTGAATTGTTGACAGTTTTCCATGCAACGAATAAACTTATCATAAGGCATTTCATTCTGTGCCTTGAACTCTACACATGCAACAGCAGTGTTATACAGAAACTTGTTATTTTGCATCCACAGCGCAACGTTCCAGGTTTCATAATTTGCCCAACCATTATAAGTTTGCTGGGTCATTTCAGTGGTTTGATTTTTCATACATGTATGATAGCATGGATTTGCCCCAAAGTCAATAGGGCGTGTGCCAGTTCCTCAACTGGCACATGGTATAACTTAGTGGTCAGAAGTTGCTGCGGAAAATGTAACCATCAT